TTCTAGAAAGGTATTCAGCTTATTGAAAGTTTTACCGACTGCTTCTAGTTCATTTGCTTTGAACGCTCCTCTTTGTGATGCTATTTCGATGATACTCTTTACTGCTACTAGATCGCTGACGTTAAGGTCAGGACCAGCTGGTTGTTGAGGTGCCTCGGGCTGTGAGCCTGCAGGAACTTCTGGGTTTTGTACTTCTTCTGTCATTGGTTTCTCCTTAAGTGTGGGCATGCCAACATAAAGTATGTTAGCTCTTTCTGGTCTTCAAACGCCACAAAAGTGGCTGTTTTCATATTTCCATCTTTATCTAATGATGGTGTTCTAGTGATAGCGTATCTTCCTTTTAGTTTGTTTTGGATCCATTCTTGAATGTTTCCTTCAAACAGGTCACCTTCATTGATCTTTAGTTTAGAAAAATGGAGTGGAAGAAAGTTTAGCTTTCTTTTCTTTAACACATCGATAGGATTAAGATCGAACATAACGTGAATATTTATATGGTCAGTTTATTGAGGTACTGAATCTTGGCTTAGACGAGATGATAGTGCTTTATTGTAGCCCATTTTTCTTATATCACCACTAAAGAGATAAAGCTCAAATGCTGCTTTTTCTTTTAACACTATGATCTTCCTTTTAGTTATGTAAAACGGTGAATCGATAAACTTGTCCAGCCAAACTAGAACTTGCGGAGTTACTGAAAAATCCTTGGGAAGTTCTATACTGTATGTTTTTATTTTAGCTTCTTCTTCAATGAAATGCAAGGCCTGATCTGTTAGACGTAGTCCGCCTTGATTTTTTTGTCGGATGTTCCACCACCAAATGGGTTTGAAGGCTTTTATTTTTTCTTCTGTAGCCTCTTGATCTGCTGCCTGTAAGAACACCTTGGTGTAGGCATCCTTGAGATCCATCTTATCCTACCTTTTCACCAGATGTTAACTTAAAGACTTCGAAATCTTTAGTCTTAAAAAGTCGATTAAGTTTTTTAGCCAAGTTGATCGCATGTCCTGGATTACTAAATGAAACCTTTTTATATTTGGGTCCGGGATAACTTGCGACCAAGCTACCACTCTTAAGGTTGAATGGTTGGCCTTTATAGAATACTGCCCAGATAGCTTCGCTGTCAAGGATCTGCTCTATTTTATATGTTTCCTTGTTAGCGTACTCTAAGAGTATCTTAGGTTTTGGTCTGCTCATAATATACGTGTTCCTAATAAACCACGTATATATTTATACCTTTTAGAAGCTACCGCCGTCGAACTTTACGTCGATTAATGCGGTAGTTTCTTTTATTTCACCTAATATTTGGTGTATTTCGGTAACAGTAGAACCTAATCTAGAGGTTAGTATAGCCAATTCAGCTGTTAGTAGTCTAGCCTCATCTATAGATATGCGTATGTCTTTTTGTTGTGTCTTTTCAGCAGATACTACACGCTGTATTAGCTTTTCTATAGTAGGAAGAGTAGTTGGTAGTTTATTTTGAGACACTTGACAGTACCTGTTTCATTTCAATGTCGGTTTTATAAGGTCCTCGGAACTCGTACCTTTGTAAGGTAATCATTTTAGGACAGAAGCTCTTAACCCATCCTTTGTCGAATCGAATCACATAATAGCCGGCACAGTAAAGACTTTTACTGTCTTCGCTCTTGGTAAACAAAGGAAGTTTCTTTTTAATATCGAACATGGCATTGTGAGGTGATGTGCTACTAGGATAGCCATGCACCTCTAATGGCTTGGCAGTCTCGGATTCCTTAACTATCTTCGCCACAAAAAAGTTTTTACCGAACTGGCGTGTTAGACTTTCTTTATTGTCGTAGATTTGAACACCTGTTTCGTTACTCATAACAAAACGATTGTCTTCGTTCTTTCTTAGAGTGGCATAACGACTTCCATCTTTCTCGATGATCCAGAATTTATCTTTAATGATTGGTTTTGCATATAAATCTTTCACAGTCGGTCCTCCACAAGTTTTGCTATCCTGGCATGTGTTATCATACTGGCATGGCATTAGTTTCATAGTTGTACCTCGCATTTAACGGATCGGCGTAGCTCTGTGCCTGATCTGCGATCTTTTTTAAATCATATAGACTGCAAAACTTCATCAGCCTAATACCAACCTGGCTGACATTCTTATTTGCAGTTACAGCATTATGGATTGTCTCATTGATAATCTCTTTAATGTCTTCTGGTTGATAACTCAAGTCGATCAGACGACGATTACGCTCATAGTCTTCTAAGACTCTGTGTTCTTTGCCTTCGTGGTCGGTCCATCGTTGGAGCATAAGGTTGTTCCAAGCGAATCCCTTGGCCTTACGGTCTTCAAACGCTTCCATGAGACCAACTTTATTTTTGGTCCCCTTTGTACGCACACCTGGGTAAGCACTAAACACATTGTCGGATGTGTCACCTCGTATACACTTCTCGAAAAGTAACCATTGCGGATCAGGAGCGGCCTTGTCTTGGCCTGTCTTTTTATCCTTGACCTTACTACCTTTGGAATCAAAATAGCCCTCGTGTGTTATGGTTGTTTCAGTGATGCCATTGTATTGCTTGACATTAGGGGCGATAAGTTGTTCAAAATCGCTGTCTGTAGAAATAATGACATGATTATCATGCGGATGATTCTGAATCCAGCCAGCGATAAGATCGTCAGCTTCTAATCTAGGATTTTGTATCACGGTACAGTTAGTATTAGCAGACACAAACTCTTTAAACTTATCAAAGGCTTCCCAAAAGATAGTATCTTCTTCTGCTTCTTTCACAGTATGTGCGGCACGAGCTTCTGCACGATTGCGTTTATACGGCTCGTAGTAGTCTTTACGCCAGCTACGACCTTCTAAACAGAAGATAACATGTGAGCCACCGAAGTCTCTCCATGCTTTTCTAATAGAGTTTAGGGTTATATGGAAGGCCATACCGAGCTTAATATCGGCATCACCGTTGATTACGTGCCTTGCACGAAAGAACGTGTTAGCAGTATCTACTAGAATGTAGGTCATTTGTTGTTCTTAATCACCGTCTGTATGTCCAAAGTCCCAGTTTCCAAAGGACCACCGTAATCACCGTCTACTACGACGTTAGCACAAAGCTCACGGAACCAACGATCGACGATTTCTTCTTCTTTGTCACCGTCTGCACCGTAACCTTCTTGCTTTAATTTTAGCACAAAGTACTCGTTCCAGTCAAGTTCAAAGAATCCATTACGGATATTATCCTTATTTATATGTGTATTTAATACACCGACCCATGGTTCTTTCTTACGAGTAGCACGGTCTTTTGGGTTGAGTTTGGCCAGTTCTTCTTGTTCTAGAGCGGCCTTCTGTGCTTTTTCTGATTCTTCCAATCTTTTATTGGCTTCAGCTAGATCTTTTTCTGCTTTGGCTATGGACTCTTCTAGTTTGTCCAAACCCATCATTTTCTTTATAAATTTTTTCATTAAGTACCCCATTCATTTTTAAACAAAGGTACCTGTAGGCGATCTGAATAGCGAAGTCCGTTCTTCATTGCTAGTTCCGCTACTCGGCGATTATTTAATGTATAAACGCTTTCCACACCACCTACAGGCATCAAATATATAGGACCAGTAAACCCTTCTGCACGATAGATGTCTGCTGTTTCAATCGCTTCTTCTGCATCTTCTTCTGTGGCCACTACAAACTTAAGATATGTATAACCCCAGTTTTCATATTCGCAAACGATCTCTGGACGGATGGCTTCGTCCCTGCTTTCACCTGAACAACTGAGTTTAGCACTTACACTAAAAGTGATTTCTCTTGTGTAATCTGGATGAGGCATGAGCCATTCTAGCAAGTACTCTTTAAAATCTTCACTGATAGGTTGAGTACCATTAGTTTCAAAAGTGATTTCTTTAAGACCTGCCATCTTAGGATGACGCAGTAAATCCGGATATGCACGTTGCCAACCTAACAAAGGTTCGCCACCGGTGATTACCAAGTGTTCATCCCGCCACTCTCCAAACGGAAGGATTTCACAGATACGTTCTGCAATACCATCGCTTGTAAGCATTGGGCTGAGATCTTTAAAACGAGGATCCCAACTAGCGTAACTATCACAACCTGTGCTAACAAGCGGTAGTTCTTGGTACGACTTAAACTCTGTAATACGTTCTGCAATGGATTCAACTTCATTGCTTAGTTCTCCTTTAGGCATACCAAAGCCGGCACACTTAAAGTTACAGCCAAATGTACGTAAGAAGACGGACGGTACACCCATATATCGTCCTTCGCCTTGGATTGAATAGAATAGTTCTGCTATCTTAATCTTGCTCATTCTTTATTATACCTTTTTTTATAAAAGTTGTCAAGTCCTCTTTTATCAAGGTGTAAGACCCATCGCCATTATCACTCCAATAAAAAGAATCTCCGATTTCAAGACCACTGGCCTTTATAGCCTCTTCTGGAAGTTGTATATAATAGTTTCCAGTGGTTTCATCATGTTCTACAGTAACTTCCCAAGATCTTTTCATGTCCGTATCAACTTACGTCCAGATTGTTCTTGTTCTCTTTTTTCTTGTTGCTCTTTCCAATACTCGTAGTGAAGTCTGCGGCATTCTTCTTTAACAGAAGGCGGAATATCAGGATGCCATTCAGCCATGCCGCAGTCATAAACTCTTCCTCGAGGAGCATTAATGACATATATTCCCAAAAGTATGAATATACATACTACTAGAAAACCCAGCTTGGCTATCTGTTTCATATCTGATCGCTTATAAGAATCCTACACATGAGAGCTTCTTTTTCATCTTTAAAAAAGAACTTCATCTCGTCTGCACCGACTTCTGTGGTATACTTATCACCAGGCAATCCAAAATGTAAAATGATTTGAGCACATGTTTCATTCCACCATGTGTTACTCTGGTTTTTCCACGGAACAGTTATTAGATTCATTTTGACCGTGGAGTTGTGCAACTATCTGACCACAGTTCTTGGGCCTGCTTAGAATATTCAGATAGTTCCCACTTTCTACGTGCTTCTGCTAGTTGCGTCTCAGTAAGTGAATGCCAACCAACACACACACCAGTGGGAGAACGGCCGCAGCCACACTTTCCAAAAACATCATCACCTTCTGTTGCTCTTATCTGCATTATTTTTCCTTTTTGTAGTTACCTTTTTCTGGAATGACATGTCTCACACCTCCGGTGGGGTCATCCATATCTCCTGTACGTCTTGGAATAAGATGTACATGTGGCCAGCCAACAGTTTGGCCTGCAGACTTGCCGTAGTTAAATCCAACATTGAACCCATCGCACTCGCCTCTTTCGATCATACGCATACCATCGGCTACGGCACTTTCAAACGCATCCATAAGCACATGTATGGTGTTGTATTTAGGCACGAATAACAAATGACCTTCAGTCACTGGATATTTGTCATAGAAAACTTTTATATGGAAATCTTCTTCTAAGAGATTATCCCAAGGTGCCGTGCTTTCTTCTATAAACATCGGCTGACCTTTCATCAGTTCTTCTTTATATTCTTTCATCGAGTAAACTCCCTCCTTTCCTGAGGCAACGCATCTTCTTTGATAGTGAACTCTCGTCCCCCGACACTACCAACAAACACCTTGGTCCTATCTTGATAGGCCATGCGGATCTTTAGTGTTTGCACCGCTACTTCTAAAATAGCCTTAGGTTTATAGTTCAGTACATGACCTTCGAAGTCTTTTCCGTTGTCTGTACAATGTATTTTTATTTTAGAATCGATCATTTTGACCACCAATCTTCCCAGGGGAAATCAACCCAGACATCATCTTCGGCTTTGTTGATTTCCATGCCAACGTAGTCCATTTTTACATTACACTTGCTGGCTAGATTATCTACTAGAACAGCAAACTTAACATTCTTATTCCACACATAGTTCCAGTGATCGTCATTAGGAAAACATCCACTAGGCCAGTCTTCCATGATCCAGTTAAAGGTAGCACCAGTGTCATTAATATCATCTACGATGAGTATGTTTTTAGGAAACTCTTGATTGTGCCCAAATGCATCTTCAGCCATCCATAGATTACTATCGCATTCGCCACCGTCTCTAAGACTTACATTCAATGTATTCAACGGTACATTAAGATAATGACTGAGCATAACAGCGGGAACAAGCCCACCTCTAGTGAGCCCTACGATATAATCAGGACGCCAACCTCCGGTAGCAATATTCCTACCGATTTTGCTGACTAGACCAGTCATGTTATGCTGGTCGATTATGAGCTTGTTCATATCTCTCCTTAAGATATTGTTCGTGTTGAATCCATTTGTTCTTAACTAAGAATCCCCATTCACGCTTATGAGGTCCTGGCATAAACAATGTCCAGGCAGTAACACCTTCTTTCAGTTCGATCCTATGATAAGAATTAGGACTACAGATCCTAAAGTGACCAGGGCCACGCCAATGACGGCGCTGACCCAACATAGTACCGTTACTATCAAACTCAGGTACCCATTCATAGTAGCCACCTTTCAAGATTAGCGTAGCATAAGGCCATGGGTGATCATGCACATCGTCTGGATCACCTTTCAAGAACTTGTGCAAGAATACATTAAAGGGAAAACGATCTCTATCTTTTAAGAAAAGATAGTATCGTTCGAGATACGGTTCGTTGTGTACGCGATCATAAATGATGCGTTTTCTTCCTAGCTTATCAAGCAGTTTCAGGAACATTCACTTCTTCCTTTAGATATCTAATCAACTCTTTGTCTTTAGGTTGTACGGTATAGTTTTTCTTAAAAAAGATTTCATAACTATCGCTACCATATTTTCCTATTCCATATAACATTGTAGCATCATTTCCGTCCCAAGTCAAGAAATCAGCAGTCATAAGTTTGAGTCTTTGGAAACGAATATTGTACATTCCTAATGGCCAAATAACCTCCTTGACTTCGTCTATCGGAGCCCATAAGAACTTTTTGGGAGTAGGCCATTTTTGTAAGAATAACGGCAGTACATATTTTACTGGTTTGCGTCCAGTTTGGTTCAGCATGATCACACCGACCATATGTTGCCAAGCTCGATTTCTTTTGTTCTTTGCAGGCAACTGTTGTTGAACCATTAGTTCATCTTTAAGTGGTTGTATCATTTTAAGAACACATCGTTGATCTGTCTGTTGACACGGATAAATGTGGTACACTTACTCAACTGCTTAAGACTAGGAGCACCAACATACGTGCAGGTGCTACGCAAGCCGCCTAGTATATCTTGTACAGTTTTCTGTACAGGACCACGATAGGGGATTTCTACAGTACGACCTTCTGAGCTTCGATATTCTGCAACACCGCCGCTATGCTTATTCATAGCAGTCTCTGAACTCATTCCGTAAAATATAACCTTATCATTATCGATATGGCCTCCGCCTTCATCGTGTCCTGCTAGCATACCGCCTAGCATAACGAAGTCAGCACCAGCGCCAAAGGCTTTTGCCACGTCACCTGGACAGGTACAACCGCCGTCTGCGATGATATGAGCGCCAAGACCATGAGCAGCATCAGCGCACTCCATAATAGCACTAAGCTGAGGATAACCAACGCCAGTTTGTACACGAGTAGTGCAAACGCTCCCAGGACCGATGCCCACTTTAATAATATCTGCTCCACGTAAAACTAACTCCTGTGTCATGTCTGCGGTTACAACATTACCGGCAATGATCGTGCATTTAGGAAATGTCTTACGGACTTTAGAAATAAAATCACCAAAGTGTTCACTATACCCGTTAGCAACATCTACACAGATAAAATGAATTTCTGGATAGCTGTTTATAATCCTAGTAAGTCTTTGAAAATCAGCATCACTAGTTCCTGTGCTAACTGCAAAATAGTTTCCGCCGACATTAGCAACAAGATCTTCAAACTGATCTTCGGTATAAGATTTTACAAGGCACGTAAACATTCTCTGAGAGTATAGTGCATCGGCCATTTCCATAGTTCCGACACCATCCATGTTTGATGCCATAATGGGAATACCTGACCATTCCCATCCGCTGTATTTGAACTTATAAGTTCTATTCAGGTCTACTTCTTTTCTGCTAGAAAGTGTAGATCTTTTAGGCCTTATAAGAACATCTTTGAAGTCAAGTTTGATTTCGTCTTCGATTCTCATCGAGGTGCAAACTCCTGTTGCATTTTGATGTTGTCAAAGAATTCTTTCTTCGTTCCAGCATCATCTTTAAAGGCGCCCTTTAAGACAGTAGTCTGTGTAAGACTAGAGTGTGCCATGATGCCACGATTCTCACAGCAACCATGTGTAGCCTGGATGTAAACTCCTAGGTCTTTGGCTCCGGTTGCTTTCTGGATTTCCCTAGCAATGTCATTAGCAAGTTCCTCCTGGAGAGTTCCACGTCGGGCACACCACTGGGCGATGCGGGTGTACTTTGAGAGTCCAATGAGCTTCTCGGCAGCAATAAGACCAATATAAGCAACACCAACCACAGGTTGGTGATGATGGCTACACATACTGCGAAGCTCACTGCGAACAACCAGCATACCTTCGTAACGATCCTGCGTGTCATTTG